TTAAATCTTCTGCAGACTGGCAGCACCTCTTCTACAGTTGCATCACTATACAAAGTACCAATACCCAAATTATCTCTGAGCTGTTGCATAGTTACCATTACGGCTGCCATATCGTCCTTTCTTAAAAAGCTCCCTAGGGCTAGGGCTACTAAACCCTAGGGATTATTAAATTAACTAACTTATTACGTTAGGTTGAAGCGGCGAACGCCACCAGCGACCAATACACCAACGGCCATGTAGCCGTATAGTGATGTCTCGATCTCGCCTGATGTTGGGATGTTTGTAGATAGGCGAAGAATTGGTGACTCGTAAATTGATACTGCAGATGGAACTACAATAAATGCAGACTCATCGATAGTAGTTGATACTGCGTTTGGATCTACATATAGGTCAAGGCCTAATACGTTACCACGTAGTGATGTTGGTACAGAAGATCCTGCATTGTTCATTGGGTTAGCAGCATTGTAAATTGGGCGACCTGTTGAATCGGTTGCGCCTAATAGTAGTGACCACTGTGATGTACCAGCGATGTACTTAGTTGCTAATTCACCTGTTGCAAGGTATGCAGCTGGTGCTTCTGTTGATACATAGGAAATAATTCCTGCTGAAGATGCTGCTACTGCTGTAGCTTGTGTACCGCCTGCAGTTAATGCTGCAATTACTGCTGCATCTGTTGCCTTGTTATAGGCACGGGTCATATTGTCAAGCATCGCCTGAAAAAATTCGGGCGAAGATCTTTCAAGGATCTCAAGGCTATAGCGTTGTAAACCCGCATATTTCTTAACAGTTAGGTTAACGTATGAAGATACAATACCTGTCTCAGATGGTGCTGCAGCTTCTGCTGTCTCTGCAACTGTTCCTGAAGTAGTGATTTTTGGTACTGAAATTGTCATGCCTGCTGCTGGTAATGCACGTGATCCGATTGCATCAATAGCTGGGCGTGCGCCAATAAGTGTATCTACTACTGTAGGTACAAATTGTGTTGGATTAAATGCTGGGTTGGTAGTAAATGAATCATCTGCAGCTGTAATATATTTTGCTGCATCGGCTTCTGCCTTCATTACCCACTGTGCTGATTCGTGATTTCCTAATTTTGCTTTGATGCTGTGTTCTAGCATGTGAGCTTGTGTTCTGATTGGTGAGCGAGGCTCTGTATAGAATGATGCACTGATTGTTGGGCGTGCAGCCTCTACTGGAGCAACCTCGACCACTGGTACTGCTGTTGGCTCGGTGGTGTTGTCCACTTGTGCCTCACTTTCCGTAGTTGGTTGGATTGTTGCATCCGCTTCGCCTTCGCTAGCGGCAACTTTAGTTACTTTGGCTTCTGTAAATGCTGCTGACTCAACCAAGCTGACCTCTTTTAAGGTGGCTTTGGTTACATAGATATAATCTTTTTTCTGTGATGATTTCAAAACATCCACGCCCACAGATAGACCATCTATTAATTGCTCACTTGCAAGCATTAACGCATCTGATCCTTGCATACTTGCGCTGATTTTAAAGCTAGCATAAATGCCATCTTCTGCTTCATTAAAATTTTGCATACGGCCAATTGGCTTATCATTTCGGTGTTGCATAAGCATCTTAATCCTACCGGGATCGCCTACGTCTATTGAGCCTTTAGCAAAGACAACTTTGCCTACACTAGTGTTACCGGGACTTTCAAATGGCACAATTTTGCCTGCGATGACTCTGCGCTCACCATCTGCACTCTCTATCTGACTGCTAAACTCAAGAAACATCGTAGCTCTCATTTCCATTAGGTGACATGTCTTCCATTTCTTTTGCTTGCTCTATATCTATTAGACCTAAAGCCAACATCTTTTCTAATACATCTAATCTTGCTTTATCGTCTGATCTTAAAAACGTTTCTGAAATATTAAAACGCACAGTCTGTCCGGCAGCTGTTATATCATTCATACTGAGTCTGTCCTCAATAGCACAGATATAAGGTTGTAGTGAATAAGCGACAAACTCTTTACGACCATCAATTATATTTTGATACGTCATGCTGTTATTCATATCTGCGCTTATGTAGTATGCAGGTACGTTCATGGCACGTGCTATTTGTGTTGCTAAGTATTGTGATGCCTCGTTATACATCATATCTTTAGGACTAAAACCAACAGTCTCATAAGATAATGTGCTTGTTAAGTATGCAGTAGATCTTGATTGACGTGCTGCCTTCCAAGCTGCTAATAATCCTTGTACTTGTGACTCCGGCATATCTGCGCCAGTATTTTTAATGAAGCCAGTAGCCATTGGTGTCTGTGCTGCTACAGCTGCCGCTTTTTCTAAATCTAATGCGCTTTGTATTGTGCGTCCAGCGGTTTGTAATACGCCTTGTGTAAGTCCTTGAAATGTAACAATACTTCCCGGACCAGAATCGGGACATCTTTGATTATCTACTGTGTAATATAAAACTTCTGTGCCTAATGGATTTAATTGTGCAACTACGCGTGTATTAGCCACCCATTCAAAACGTGAAGGTCGTAGGTCATCGGCAAAAACGGAAACCACGCGCCAATATGCAACACCATAAAATATAAGACTATCGACAGTCCACGAGATAGTGACGGATCGTGGCTGTCGAATATCTGGCTGCTCGCACCAGATCGGTGTAGGTAATTCTTCGCCTGTAGATTTTTTATACAGTTCTAATGGTAAATATCCTATAACACCTTTAATTAAATTAGCACATCTGTTAACCGCGGGTACTTGTGTCGCTAGTGTACGATCCATTGGACCTGCACCGAATGTGTTATAACCAAATCCAATAATGCTATCGCCCATAACAGCTGGGGCATATTGCGCCTGTACGGTTTGTTTATTATTACTTAGACCTAATGCTGACAATATACCCATATGTATACTTTATACCACAAATAGGACTAATAGTGCAAATTAGACAAAGATTTGCGCGGTTTGTTGCGGTCTACTTAATTGACTTACCACCATAGCCAAAGAAATGGCAGCTGTAACATCTCCGGCTGATTTACGTCTTATTATACGCCAGCCAGCATCGTTAGTCTTAGCTGCACAGTTATTTAAGTGCTGTACTAGATCTGCCTGACCACTATGCACCATTCTGCCGTTAGCCATACTGTCTGATAAGTCTGAGCAAGCTTGGTAAAAGGCTTGTCCCGACACATCTTGCATACGCCACCCGCTTTGCTCTAATCGTGTCGCTATTGACTGTGTGGCGTACTTGTCGAAACAAATTATATGTGGGTGGTATTTACGGGCCCACTCATTTACATCACTTGCCATCTTTACTTCATCTATTGCAATATCGCTATGCCATAACTGTGCAAGTCCTACAGCTATTTTGCCGTCTTTCATCTGACCCATTATTAACGCGCCTGATCTACGAGTCGGTGCAATATCAAATGCCATTATGGTCATTGGCCCGACGGGTATCTCTAGTGTGCTATCACTACACGCTTCAATAGAGCCGTACACCCATGGACTGACCGCGCTATCAATCCATTGGCAAAGCATCTCTGTACGTGTTGCTTCTACGCTATTTGTATTAACTGATTCTTCTAATGTTTGTTCATTTATTAAATGCGATAGTGCAGGATTAGCCATAGCCCAAGCTTTACGATCATGTATCTTACAATGCTGCGGAGCTGACCATTCATAGTAACCTAAATTGTCTGGTGGATACGATAAACACCTTTCTCGTAAATCATTGAGCACTGTACTAAAGCCATCACCGGCATTACTTGTCATTAGAGTCATAGCATTAGGTCTTGCACGTGTAACGGGTAATGCGGCTGTAAAAGCTTCTGGAGTCCATTCACGTAACTCATCTATGTATAAGAAGTCTGCAGTTTTACCCCTGGGTGCGTCCCGGGTGGCTGCTGCTATCTCATATCTTGCACCATTGAGTAAACTGATAGATTCTTGCCCATTAGCTAGTCTTATCTGTCTTACTTGATCTTTTAGAAATTGATTATCTTCTATTGTGTAAGCAACCTGCCTAAATGTGTCTAGTGCCATGTTTCTGTTAGATGACATGCCTAATACGTTCTTAGAGTCCCACAAAAAGAGATGAGCAAGGATAAGCATACGAGCAAGGTGTGTTTTGCCGTTTTGCCGGGCTACTAATATTAGAGCTGTCTTTTTACGCCAATTCTGTTCACTATCTACAGATAAAAGATCATCTAAACACCAGCGTTGCCATGGAATAAGCGGCAACCCTATTTTCTCAGCTAGATCTGCTACTTCTTGTGCTTTAGATGGGCCAGTCAATAAAGGCGTGTGGATTCTAGGCTCGGTGCTGCCTATTAGCTCGACCCCTCGTGAGCTTTGTTTTACTTCTGTATCAATCTGCATCGAAATCAAGCGTATCAGGTTTGATAAATGGTGATTCAGGAACTGTTCGCGTTGTCTTAGGGAG